GAGCTAATCTAAAGATACGTTTAGAATCTTCTCTAACTAGATCTCTCATCTCCATATAATTATCTTCTGACATATCAAAAATCTTTTCATAGATATAGTCTGATGAGAATAATTTAGTATCTTTCATTTGATTTGCTAAATCAACTTTTTCTTTTAATAAAGCTACTTTTTCTTGTTCAAATATAATAGAAGGAGTAGTTAACTTAATTTCAAAATTAGTTAAACTATCTCCAGTAAATCCTTGGGAATATAAATGAACTAAAGCTATTTTAGTTAATTCAGATTCTATTATTCTTTGTATTCTTTCTACTGTTCTAGCGAATCTTATATCTTCAGCTGCTAAAGTTGCTTTTCCTTGTAAGTCGCCTTCATATCCAAAATATGCTTTTGGTATTTTAAGAGCAGCAAATAGCTTTTGTTGTAAGTACTCAACATCAGCTTTACCGTCATACTCTAATCCTTTAGTAGTTTCAATTCTAGTAGATGTATCTCCTCCTCTTACTGGTAAGTAAAAGTCTTCCATCATATTTTGAAGGTTGAACTTAAGGTTATATTGACCGTCATCTCCTACATAAGGAGTTTTTTTCATTTGATTGATAGTCTTCTGCATAAACTGCTCTACCTCATTTGGTGGAACATTACCTACATTAATATAGAACATTCTCTTTTCAGGTGCTCTCATTATACGATGAATTAACATCGCATCTTCCATAAGAGTAGTTTGTCTAAATATTTTTCTAGCTGGTTCTAAGTAAGAACGTCCATAAGGTAAATACTGAGTATCAGATATTAATCTAAAGTGAGCTACTTCATAGTTATCAAAATTAACTACTTTTTTATTAGATTTTCTTTTAGGTAAGTAACTAGGGTTTTGAGATGCTGCTAATCCGTCAGGATCTAATTGAAAAATAACCTTAGCAGGATTTTCAGGATCTTCTCCTTCTCTTCTTACCATATGATATACGGTATAAGGAAGTACGTTATAAACTCCAAATTTTTCAGATATTTCTAATTTTAAGAAGAAATCTCCATACTTACACATATTTCTAATCCATGACCATAAATTAAATTCTATATTTAATACGTCATAAAATAAATTATAAAGTACTCTCTGAATATTTTCATCAGATGATTTTATCTGTAGTATTTCATTCACATCATTTTTTACTGTAGCTTCATCAGCTATAATATCTAATGCGGATGCAATAATTGGGTCTGTATCCATTGCTTCATAGTCTGAATAAAGCTGGATTCTAAGTGTTTGATAGTTTAGGTTAGGATTAAATATATTTCTATTATTATAGATATATAACCTACTAAATCTATCTACTAGTGAATTTGTTTGGTACCTTCCGGTTCTCTGTATTTGGTTAACATCAGCTATTTTTAGCTCTTTGCCACCTATATTTCTTACAACTACATCTGTAGAAAATAATCTTCGAAGTCTACCAAATAATGAAGTATCTGCCATTAAACGTTTAATTTATATATAAATAGTCTATTTTAGTAACCAAGTGATATCCTCTTGTCCACCCGGTGTCTTTAAAAGATAAGGATTTTCTTTCTGATTTCCAACTCTTTTCATAACTGCTTGGTTTTTTGCATTTAAATTAGAAAATGAAGATAGCTGTGCCCTAGCTAAGTCCATTCCTTGTTGTCTTAACTTTAAAGCAGTATCTCTTACATATAGTGCAGTTGCACAAGAAATAAGTAAATCATCGTTATATCTGTCTTGAGCTTGAGGTTTTCCGTTTTTCCACACAAATACTCTCATTTCACCTAAAAGTCTTTTAGACTGTATAGTTACTGATTTTTCTCTAATGTACTCAATCATCTTAGCTATTACTAATGGACGGGTTCTCATAGACATAGTAAAACCAGGAACTAATTTATCTCTTTCGTATTTGTGCATATAAGATTCTACTGATTCCATATTAGATGTAGAACTATAATATAGGTTTTTATATTCTCTTTCTAATACCTGTTCTATTGTAGCCCAGCCTATATTAGCATTTTCTACTACTAATAGTGCATCATTATATTCAGATGCTATACCAACAAGTACGTTACCGAAATCTTTAGGAGACAGCTTACCTTTATATTCAGCTACCTGTGTACAGGTTTCTATATCGAATATATGAAAAGCAGAATAGTCACTAGAATCACCTCTAGCAACGTCTGCTACGACCATATACGATTTAGAGTAGTCTACTCCTTCCCATACCCATAAATTACCATCAACTCCTCTTCTTTCTAAAGGTTCTTTTTCATATGTTTTTTCATAGAATAACATATCATCTGGTTCAAATACCGTGTCACCTGATGCTAAGAAGTCACAATCACATTCCTGACCGGCCATACGAGGACCTAAATCAGCATCTTGTTGCTCTCTCCATTGTTGGTTTCTTTCAGGGTGCACTGTCCAAGGTAGTCTAATAGATAAAAATGAATTTTCTCCTGATATCGCTTTTTCCCATGTTAAATGAAACCAATTACCAATACCATTAGGGGTTGATAAAGCCATACATTGACCACCAGTTGCTAGTGTTTGTTGTGCAGCAGTAAAAGTTTCTTCTATATTATCAATAAAAGCTGCCTCATCTATTAATAGTAATGATACTGCTTCTGATCTTGCAGCATCAGCATTAGATGATTTAGCTTGTACTTTTGATCCGTTTTTTAATCTTAATGATAATTTATTTTTTTCTACTGCAGGTAACTTTAACCATTTAGGTAACTGATCGTACATGAAGATTACCTTTGTAACTAAGTTACGAGCGGTTGCTTGAGTAGTTGCTAATGCTAGTACGTTTTTATCTTTATGAAATAACATCAACCATAATGAATATGCTGATGCTAAAGTAGATATACCTAGCTGTCTTGATTTAAGAGTAATTACGTATTGATTATCTTTAAATAAATGTAGTACTTTTTCCTGGAATGGATAAAGGTTAAATAATATTCTACCTCGCGTAGGATGCTGTATATAACAGTACTTACGCATAAAGTAGATAGGATCTTTAGCACATTTAATATACTCTTGCGCTATTATCTTTTTTATATTCTGTGACATAACTCATTTTATATTTTTAATCTAGGTACCAAGTCTGAAGGATTTGCTACTATGATTTCATTTCCAATAGCATCTACAAAACTGTCTTTATCGTAATATTTAAAATTACCATTTGGATCAGATATCATAAATGCATCGAATCCGTGCTCTTTATAATAAGCTCTTCCTAATTTTTTAGCTAAATCTAAAATAAATTGTTTAGCATTAAACTCTCCATTACCGATGTAACTAGCAGTATCAAAGTTTAAAGGTGCATAACTGCTATCTAATACATTATCTATTCCGGAAATAATAGTAGTTTCATCAACTCCCATACTAGAAGCCTGTTTTACTACATCTGCTATTTTATATGGCCAAGCGGATTTGCTATAGTTTTTTAATGTTTCTTTTTGTTCGTCATCTAACTTTAAACTATCAACGAACTTATCGACTTTAGGTTTAACTCCTTTAGTCCAATCACCTCTTGCTACTCCTGTAGGAGCTACTAATGCTCCGGTATTACCAGTTCGTGATTTTAATTCTACTTCTTTACCTCCTATATTTAAATCTCCTTTAGCTTTAGCTTTAGAAATATTTTTAAAAAATACTGATAAAAAAGCTTCTCCTGGTCCCATCGATACAGTTCCTTGTATAGAGTCTTTCATATCTGAGTATAGTGATTTTAATTCATCAGGAGTAAAGCCTGGTATTTGTGAGTAGTAATTGCCTCCTTTAGAATTAAATACTGGAGGATTAGAGGATAGTTTTGCAAATTCTCCTGTTTTACCCATATCGGAAAGTAGTGATTGAAAATAAAGAATATCTTTTCTACTTAAATTTTTTGATTCTAAATAACTTTTCATTGAATCACCATATCCTACATTCTTAGTATATTTCATTACTCGTTTGAGTACAGTAGAATCGCTTGTATTATTAATTATACTTACTAAATTTTTCTTAAGATCTTCTATATCAACATCTTCTTGTTCAGTAAGTTCATAAATTAAGTTATCTAATATAGCTTTATCTTTAGGGTTGCTTATATCAGGTGTTCCTGATTTAGTTCTCCATGCCCACTCAGTATATAATTTATCTATTACGTTCATTATGCTTCTGGTTCTTCCGCTGGTTCTTCGAAGTCTATTGGCTCATCAGTTAAATCTGCTCCACCTTCTTCTCCTGGTTCGTCTAGGTCAGTACCTGCTCCTGTTCCTGCATCAGCTCCAGGGAAGTCTCCTCCTCCAGTATCAGCAGAATCAAAATCTTCAGGTGCTCCTTCTCCTTCTTCTCCTCCAGCTTTAAAAGGTGCTTGTTGATATAAAAGAGTTAGTTTATCTAAGGCTTGTTGATAGTCACTAATTTTATTTATATAGTATCTTTTACCCATTATTTGAGCTTCAAAACCATCTCCTAACCATTTAAGTATGTACTCTTGACCGTTCTTTAAATTAATTCTGAAAGTACTAGGTCTTGGTGAAACCCAATCTATAGACTCTATAAAGTCTTTAAAATCTTCAGTTTGTAATTTTATAATAGCAGATTTAATTGTTGGAAACTTATTTAATATAATATCAGTACTATCTTCTAATACAGTATCTTTTGGAGCATCAGTATCAGGTTCTTCTTCTGGTTCTGGTTCTTGCTCTTTCATAAGATCATTTAAGTTTTCAAATAATAGTTTATTAATATTTTCTTCTAAGGATCTTGCTGTTTTGAACATTTCATACTGTTCAGGTCTTTCAGTTCTTAAATATCTTTGTAGTTTTCTAAAGTTAGTTTTTATTAATTCAAATAATTCTCTAGCTGCTTTATCTGTTCTAACTTCTTTATTTCTCATAAGATCTTTTATATCATCAATTATTTCATCATAATCGTTATATAATTTTCTGAAAGAAGGTAATCTTATAATCTTATGTTTTATAGAACCGGTAGTTTTATTTTCTCCATCAAATTTAAATAATGTATCTAAATCGGTACTTATAAAATCTTTTGGATGAATTTTACCGTATCTTTTTTCTATAGTCTGTTTAAATCTAGCAGGTAAATCTTCTATTTTGATTGGTCCATCCTGTTCCTGCTCTGTAATTACTTCAGAGTAAGCCTGTAATACTATCTGTTCTAATTCTTTTTTGTTCATATTATTCCATATCTTTCAAAGTTGCTTTTAAAGCACCTCGAAATTTTATTAAAGAGTCTTTTGCAGCATCTTTATTACCTGCTTTTAATGCATCTATTATTCCACCTAGATGTTGATTTTCACTGTGATAATTTACGTCTTCAAAAGAGTTATATAACTTCTGTAACTTCTGTACAGAGGAGCCTAAAGTAGCTTTTAAACCAGCTTTTAACATTCCTATATAATCAAAGTCATTAGAATACATATCTCCTAATCTATACTTTTTTATGTTTTCATTAACAGTAGTCTGTCTCTTTAAATCGCCAAATTCTTGAGCGACATGAACTGCAGCTCTTGCAAATTTTTTAACGTCACTTCCTTCTATTTGAATATAATCAAATCCTACTCCTTTTAGTTTACGAGTTGTTATTTGTAATGCTAAACCATTTGGTCCTGCAAATCTTTTAAACTGTAATCCATTATCGTCATAAAGTTCAGTACCTTCTTTAATACTACCAGGATTCCTTAATAAACTAGCTAATGCTTTTATTGCTTCTTTTCTGTATTCTATATCTTGAGGAATCTCTCCAGTTTTAAGAATATCTATAATACCTTTTATATATGCGTATTGTCCATCTGTTATTGATACTAAATCATCTTCATTTACAGCAAAAGGATTGACAGGTTCATCTGAGTCTAAATAATTTTGAATCATTTTAAGATTTAATTTATAATGATCAGCTATAGCAGCAATTACTTCTGCAGCTTCTTCTCTAGATTCAAATCCTGATTCATCAGCTCTATCATCTATGATACGGGTAATCATATCCATATCACCTCTACCTTCATCAATGTTAGGATCTAATTGTTGACCTTTGTTTTTATTAGATACTGCTTTGTCTAAAGCATCTTCTACTTGTTTCTTTTTCTTATTTAAAGACTTTAAATGAACTATTACTGAATGACCTCTATATTCATGCTCGCCGCCTTTTTCTTTGTATAGCTTTGCAAGCTCCTTCATCTTATCTACTATCATTCCATGTACTTTCTGCAGTTTAGCTATTGAATGCTTACCTTTTGGTAGATCGCTATCTAATGCTTCGTTTGGATAATCATCATCATCTAAATCATCATATCCATACTCTTCTAATCTATCTACTTCACTACCTATAGTAGTATCGTATCTATTACTTGAATAAGCAAAGTCAAATACTCCATAACCAGTCATTCTACTCATTTCATTAGGAAAGTTGTTTTTTACTAAATCTCTGGCTTCTTCTCCTAAATCTTCTAATGTACCTACTATTTCTCTTAATCTATCTAAAGCTTCATCTTGTTCTGCATTTTCACTTACTTTATCGGTATAAGCCATATTAGTAGGATCTCCTTCTGAAGGTTTAATTTTAGTAGTCATACCATCTCCTTCTTCTATTTCAGCACTATGGTCTGAAATTGTAATACCGTAAGCTTCTAAGTCCATAACGGCATCATGCATAAATGAACTAGCTTCTCCTGATGATATGTCTCCATCTCTAAACATGAAGTAAATAATAGCATTTCCAGCTCCATCGTTATCGACGTAGTCCATCTTTACATTATTACCATCTATATTTTTAGCTATAATAGTTTCGGCTTTTTTAAAGTCAGCTCTAGGTACTTTAATATAGTGGTGATCATCTCCTTCTCCTTCTTCCATACCAGGTGATGAATCTTCTCCACCGTAGTCCCAGTTACCTTGAATACCTTTACCAGGTTTTTGTTTAGGGGGATAAGGAAAAGCTTCATTTTTTCTTTTATCTCTTTCTTTTTGAATCAGAAATTGAATCTTTTTTATCATTTCTTTTTCAGGATGCTTTTCTAATCTATCTTTTTCTTGTGCATCGGCAAATTCTTGATCTGTCATTTCTCCTACTTTTTTTATTCTTTCAGCTTCTCCTAAAGCAGTATTTACAGTTTTAAAATATTTCTGTAATTGGTCTTTTACCACATCTTTATTAATAATAGGTTCTCCTGATTGTTGTACTCCAACATCAGATATTTCTCTATCATAAGAAGTATCTTTTAAATAAAGTGTATCTCCTACTATATAAAATTGATAAAGATTTTCGTTTC